GCACCGCCGATTATTGCGCCCCACATATTATATTCCTTTTGTTCTTTATAGAAGTGTTAGACTGCAACCCAAGCTGTGCCATTGTAGACAACCAGCCCCTGTGTCCCATTGTTTAGTGGGTTCCAAGGAGACACTGCATAGCGAACCATGCCCTTACGGGGGCTATCTGGTGCTCTGTCTGTCACTTGAACACTTGCGTCACTCAGAGACCTCACAGAGGCCTCTAGTTCTCGTAGTTCTTCTTGTAAGTAGTTGGCTAAGAAGTCGGGGTTGAGGTTTGGTGCTTGGCGTCTCGTGTAAGGGGACACCAGCATGTTGATCTTGTCAGATAGTGACATGAGTTACCTCCGACCTGTGACTACAACTTCAACGTCCATACCACTCAACACAAAGTCCTTCAGAGTTGCTGTAGTCAACTTGTAGGACAGGTATCTACCAGCAATCCGTGTATCCACCTTGTAGTCATCAGAGGAGTCAAAGGTGACTTCAGTCTGGTAGTTGGGAGTGGCATTGGGAGTGTCAGCAGTACCAAAGGTAAAACCAAAGGTGGCATCTGCATTGACTGTAGACATCTGTGGATAGATTTTACTTATGACCTTGTAGCCGCTTAGGGGGATACCCACGTCATCTAGGTCTATGCCTACACGCTCAAGTAGAAAAGGAGAGGAGACTGTGGTGTCCACTGATTGAGCTAAGTTGCCTTGGTCCACTAGGTCGATACCGTAGAGCTTACTGTCTGCAACGCCGCCACCAGTGGAGGACACAAGCAGTGATCTGCGAGTATTCTGGCTCTCCTGATCGTGGTAGGAGCCACCAATGTCATCATAGGTCTGGGTTGCATCTGCGTAGGAGAACACACTGTCTACTGAGGCCTCTGTACCACTTACGGCATTGGGGAGGTCTTGGAAGGACCATACGTCCTCTTTGTAGTTGTAGACTGCTGCGCGGTTGCAATGGGTTCCATCTGCATACACAGCCATATCGTCGCCTGTGTGGTAGCAGAAGTATATCTCCTCGAAGGCACTGTTGTGGACAACAAAGCACTCAGTGGTAAGCGAAGTGTCCATGCCACCAAAGATGTACTTTCGGACCCTTCCGTCACAGATGCTTTGCCGGGTGTTGCCATCAGTCACATAGATGTCGTCTTGGTCGAAGACGTAGTGGCGACCCTCGACTTCCACTATGCAGTTCTGATTGATAACGCCGGCGTCATCGAAGACCTTGCGAAAGTTAAAGATGAACGTACCGCCCACAAACTCCATCATCCACACTTGGTCCTGGGAATACACAAGGAAATTCGCTCCTAGTGTGGCACCATCCATGATGGGTGTCTTCATCTGTACGAGGTCATTGAAGCCAGCACTGTTAGTGAGGTCAGTCTCATCCCAAGTGTCTGGGACTTGGTTTGCTAGGACGGGATCAGAGAACCGCACACGGTTAGGGTAGCTAGTACCTGCCTCCACTGTGCCCAGAGCCAACAAGAAGTCACCAAAAGAGCGGAGGGCTGTTGTGGTGTAGTTGGAGGGCCAGTTGGCCAAAGCAGTAAAGTTACTGGCACTGGGGGTTCTTGCTACAGGCACTTGGTCTGCACGGTTGACGTATTGCACATCCGCAAGAGTTGTAGCTGTGGTCCTATAGATGGTCGTAGAGGTGCCAGAGTTGAACCGCTGCGTAAAGGTTCCATTGGAGAACTCATAGATGTCGAAGGTATCATCCACCAACAACACAGTATCGTAACCAGAGAGGGCTGTAAGGCCATAGGAGAACACAGGGTTCCACGGTATGGCATCAGACACAGCCCGGTACACTGGGCCACGGGTCACATTACCATCAGTGAACCTAATGTTCTTTGCTCTGGTGTAGGCATTGGTGGGGAGGTTGTAGGGGTCAACATCAGTGACCACGCCCACGGACCCTAGTCCACGGATTGGTAAGTTAGGCATGGCCTGAGTTCCTTACTGTAGGTTAGGTCTAAGTGACTACCGGGGGCCAAACTACTGTTCTCGGGAACCCAGATTGCTGAGGTACATCAAGCAGTGCTTGGCGATACACAGTCCACTCAGTTTGCTTGTCTGAGGATAGGTCTGCCCAGCGCAAAGTGTTAGACACAAGTGGATCAACTTTTGTGCTTAAAAGCCTGTCACGCTCTGCACGAACCTCTGTAGCTTTCCATTCATCATACACAGCATCAGAGGGTGCTACCCAAGCTCCACCTTCGTAAGTGTGTAAGTGAGATGGACGTTGTGTTACTTCAACGGTTCCGACTGGGTACGCAGCAATAATCTCATCCGAAGGGTCTGATAAGGTTTCCCAATAATCCCCATCAAGATTTATAAAGTGTTTAGACATTTTAACTCCTATGAAAGCATTGAGGCGCTGAGATTGGAACTGCCAGTTGTTCTATAATAGTGTGTATTAGGGACAATAAAATAACCATTATCCCATGTACCGCTATCACCGTCTGGGCCACCAACAACAACGCCGCCACTAGCAGTTGTGCTGACATAAGCCGATCCACCGCCAACGTTTAACCGATAATAAATTGCAATGGCACGACCTGTCGTGTTTTGATACCAAGTATTTGTAGTCAAAGTTGTACTTGCGTAAGATTGGTTTACACCAATACTGTCTGGGACATTCGAAGCAGTAATGTAGCCAGCGCCATTAGTCAGCTGGCTGTTGTTAGTAACAGCAGCAGGAAGTCCTGAGATACTTACGCTGCCAAGGCCTTCACGGTTGAGGGTCAGCGTAGTGCCGCTGATAGAGCCACCAGTCACATAGTAGTTGGTGTCTGTGGTGCCTTCCGGTAACGCAGTAAAGCTAAAGTTACCGCTGCCATCTGTTGTAAGCACTTGACCACTAGCAGTGCCATCAGTGATGCCAAGGTCAGTCAGAGAGCTGGGGATAGACGCTGTGTTGTTGAGGTCTGCCTGAGTGACAGTGACTGCACCAGTAAGGTTAGGAAAGGTATTCTTTAGAGTACTCTTGATCAGGCGGATGTGGTCATCAGCTTGCGCGAGACCGTCAGTTGACGCAGGGTTCGCAGGGACCAGAGAGTTGACGTATGTTCCATTTTCCAGAGCCATATCTATGGTTCCTCTTTCTTTTGTTTCTATGGGGGGCTCTCGTTGACTGAGGCCGACAACAACAACAACAACAAGAACTTTAGCCCTGTATTTTGAAGTTGCTTTTGTTTCTAAGGGTGCGGGGGGTCTTTTTTGCCTAGGGAACCTACCGAAACGATTGACCCTAACAGCTAACCCCTTGCAATCTATAGCTTCTGTGGTGCGAGGGATGTATGGTCCCACTGGTGGGGGCCTATGATCTACACACGAGATGACATTGAGTTGACATTAGCCGGCGGGAAATTTGTTAGGCTGGGGGCTTGGACTTTTCAACACAGATTGGGACAGTCCTTAGCTACCTTAGCTACCTTAGCTAACCTAAGTTAGCCACCAGTCTCACTTGATCCACTCTTGCCACACCTGATCACTACACCAAGGACACTTATGGTGAGCAGCAGCACTAACAGTTCCACGAGTGATGCCAATGTCCTTGAGTGTCTTGGTCGAGTGCATCCGCAGTTGATCAGCAGCACGATTAGCAAGCCTGTGGTGCTCGTAGGCAGCACAGGTCAGATAGATGATCTTTAGTCGTCTCACGAATGCTCTAAGCATGTCTTCGGTTCTCTCTCGTTCTATAGGTGGGAACCAAGGGACCAACAGTCTCAGAGGTGAGGTGGTCAACCTTGGTTGTCCTGAGCAACCACCTCAGCAACACAACTACACACACAGCAGTTGATACCTGGCTGGCACTATAGTCGACTAAGGTCGGCTCTGGACGTTCTTTAGTTCTCTATTGATTGGTGTTATCAAGGAGGATGTTTCTTGGGTCATCTAATAGCACTCAAGCTCTGGGGCTTAGGTCGACTATTAGTGTCTCGCGGCGACTATCGGTTCGCTTCCCCTTCTATAGGTGGACAGAAGGTCGATTAGTGCAGAAAGTTCACTTTAGAGTGCAGAAAGTGCTTGCGGGGGACTGCGGATTGTGATTCTAATGTAAGCACGGAGGCCGAAGGCGTCACGTTAGTTAGTGGGCGACAGGCCGCAAGGTGTGGCAGGGGACTGTAACTCCCCCTGTAGTAACCAAGCGGCAACAATCGCAGAACACCACCAACCATTCGTGAGACTTCAGCACTCCTTAACAAAAAGGAGACTGATCGAATGACTACTGAAACCACATATACACCGAACTACACAGTCAGCGAGATTGCTGATGAAGCCATAAGATTGACAAACTGTGTCAACGGAAATCCCCGCTACTATATCTCTGCTATGATGTTCCGCCGTGATGGGGCTGACGACTTCTATCGCCCTGAGTATTGCCGCAAGTACACAGGCAAGCGCTACGGTGCTGGCTGGGTGTTCACTTCCTACAACTTAGAGACTTCTATTAGTCAAGCAATCGAGGTGGCAGCATGAGCACCCTCAACATCACACATGGCGAATTGACTGCCAACATCACAGACAACAGCGGTTATGCACAGGACGGCTCAAGCTACTGGGTCAACATCTGCATCGAGAGCGGTGACAACTTCGGTGGCCAGCAGGTCATCAAGTCCCGCAGCTACTCCAACATCAAGACAGCCCAGCGCGGTGCCATTAAGATGATGGAGGTGTTGTCATGAGCAAGTTCCTCACAATCTTAGGCGAACTGATAGCTTGCGCCTCAATCTTTGCCATCCCATTCGTGTTGCCTATCGTGTTGGAGGTGTTGTCATGACCCGCCAGCAAGTAGTGCTCTGCGAGTATCAAGCAGAGCGTCAGTTTAACTACCTCCACCGCCGCATGTCTTGGGCACCAACACCAGAGGCAGAGGATTACTGGTGGCGGCAGATACAAGACCTTGGCGCAGCCTTAAAAGAGCATCGCGAACAGTGAGCCCAGCAGCGGCCAGCGTAACCACCGAAGCGCTGGCCATCTCGTGGGCTCACCACGGTAACACCAACTGAATGACAGGAGAATGACAATGACTAAGCAAGTGAAACTCAAGGTAGCCGAAGCCTTTGAACCAATGATGAGCGAAGAGGTAGCGCAGCGGGTACAGATAAACGCATTCGCTGCAAAGGAGCTGCGTGGGCAATTCTCAGACGAAGAGGTGAAGGAACTAGATAAGTTTGGCACGGCTGTGCGCACACTTGATTGGCAGATGTCTGAGCTGATGCCGCTCGAATATCACGATGTCGCTGAATGGCACACGGCAACAATTGATGCCTTCTGTGTCCTAAATGGGCACGAAATCCATAAGCAAGACAATGAGAGGCTGCGCTGGTTCTGGAAGTCACTGCAAGAAAATCTCCATATCTGCAAAGAGTTCAGCGAAGGCGAACGCAATGACTTCAAGATGTCTGAAAGGTGGACCATTAGTCGAGCCGATAGCCACTACCGCCACGCCTTCAAAGCCTCAATCTGTGAACACACTGCCCAAGACTTAGACCACTACGGCATCAACCGCGAAGGTCTGGAGGTGACATCATGAACATCCAGCAACCACAGACCACCGAAGATGCCCTGAAGCTGGCCCTCTTCTTAGCGATCACAGCACCCACAGACGAGAAGGCCACTGACTGCATGAATATGGCTCACAGCTTTGCTGAGTGTCTTAGTGATGGTGCAATCGAAGTGGCAATGGCTAAGGCTCAAGTGATGGCCACAGCCCAGCGCAAAGAGGAGGCACAACATGCTTGATGACACCCTCGAAAACATCCTCCGTGAAATTGGTGTAGTAGCCAAGCCCTCGCCTCTTGAGGCAAAGCTAGTCGAACAAGACCAGCGCACCCTCTACCTTTCACCAAAGTATTACAATGAGCCTATCCGTGATGAGTTCGGGGAGGTGTGTTTCTAATGCCAACCTTCCTACAATTCGCACAAGCTGAAGCCCCTCGACTATGGCAAGGCCAGCACCTCAAGCGCTCCCTAACTAAGGCCGCTGCATTTGCGGCCTTCAGCGACCACCAGACGCGCGAAATCTCTCAGTATAAGCCAAGCGACATCCACAGCTTCTTTGACGCTGTACAGGCCTCTCGTGGGCTCTCAGATAGCACTGTGAACCGTTATGCAGCCATGCTCACAAAAGTCTTTGCACAGGCCGTCAAAGAGGAGCTGATAACACACGTCCCGAAGTTCACTTGGAGACGCACTGGGCAAGCTGCACGGCCTCTGTACTTCACAGCTCAACAGTTGGAGGCCATGTGTGCATACTTCCACGATGATCACCCGCAGTGGTGGATGCGGCACATGATAACTATTGGAAGTCAAACGGGAATGCGTAGAGGTGAAATCCTAAGTATCAAAAAGAACCTTATTACTAATGACAACGATGGAAACCTGTGGTTGCATTTGGCCCTTACTAAGAATGGAAGTGAGCGATTCGTCCCGCTAAACAGGCAGGTTATGGGGGCCATAGAGGCCCTAGATTACGACGTAGCGAAGCACTTTGATGAACATGCCTTCTATAGGTCGTGGGACCACATGCGTCACCAAGTTCTTGGCAACCACAAAGGCTATGTGTTCCACACTTTGAGGCACACAGCCGCCACTCGCCTTGCAAACGAGCACAAAGCAAACACGGCAGTGATTGGTATGCTGCTGGGCCACCGCTGCGACACTACCACCCGAAAATACATCAAGGCACAACCGGCCGCACTTCAGCAGCTGGCACGACAACTTCAAGCATAGGAAATAAGCAACAGACCCTTCTGTCCACCTACCAGAGGACCAGAGGGCAAGGAGACTAAAGAATGACTTATGACAAACTAGAGCAGATAACTGCTGGCGTGAGAGTATCTAATTGGCCCAACAAACCAACAGGCCCAACAGATGTCCTCAGTGCAAGCTCAATCAACCTCGAAGAAGGAGATGGGTTTGTTACTGATGGCGACGAGGTAAGCAGGCAAGACACGACAAATAGGGCCTATGAGCAGACCATGAGGGTCGAGGGCCGCGACAAGTTTAAAGAGCAAACAGAGAGCCAGACTAGAGTTGACCACAGACCCTCCCACTTCAACTCACTCATTGAAGCCTTACCCAAAGTATCCAAAGAAATCCAAGAGACACTAAAAGAGGCCAAAAGGTCCAAAGGTAGGGTGCCTGATTGGGTGTTGGAGTTGTCTACTTTGGACACTGATGTCATGGCATACATTGGCCTCCTGTGTTGTTTCAATGCGTCACTTAAAGAAGACAGCAACACTGTGACTGTGGTCACTCAAGCCATTGGTCAGCACATAGAGCAAGAGCTTCTCAAAGTAGAACTGAAGGCCGAAGACAAAGAGAAGCACAGGCGTGATGTGGAGCTTGCAGCCGCCGCAGGTCTTGAGCGTCCAAAGCCACAGAACACCAACAAGCGATTAGTCGAACAAGTAACCAAAGCCCACAACAGTCGTGAGCATCGCTTAAAGGCCCTCCGCATCATCACACAAAAGAATGGCTTTAGCTCCCTGAACTTTGGGACAGCCAAGACAAAAGATGCACTGGCTAAACGTAAGCTGCGCAGAGTAAAACTAGCGGCACCCATCCTCTCTAGTGTACTCAAGGCAAGCGGTGTGTTTGATCGTGAGCATGAGTACGTTTCGAGGAACAACAGCAAGCAGGTCATTTGCCTGACAGAAGAGGCCTTTGCAGCCATGGAAGCCAATGCAGAGCGGATGGCGTGGATGTCTCCAATCTTCAAGCCCATGCTGGCACCTCCGCAGCCTTGGTCATCCTTCGACACTGGGTGTTATCATGATGCAGACCTTGCCTCTATGGTGCCTTTGATTAAGAAGGCCTCCCACAGCCAACGAGAGGCCGTTACACACCAACTATCACATGGTGAGTTGCCAAGGTGGGTCAGAGCACTTAACGCACTACAAGCCACTCCTTTGGCTATCAATGAGCAAGTGCTGGAAGCTGTGCAGTGGTGTTGGAACACAAAGCAACAAGGGCTTAACAAGTTCCCCCGTCACTCGCTACCTGAGCGGCCAAGGTTGCCTGAGAATTGGCAGCTGATGCCTAAAGAGAAGGTGGCTGCGGTAAAGGCAGAAGTCCGAAAGCACATCAAGCTATCTATGCGTGTGAAGGGCTCTGCTGTGGTCATGGAGCAAGACTTACAGACAGCACGGGAGCTAATAGCCTACGAGACTGAGGGCTTTTACATACCGTGGCAGGTTGACTTCCGTGGCCGCATGTATCCAGTCAGTAACTTCAGTTATCACCGCGACAGTCACCTGAAGGCTCTCTTCTGTTACAAGCGAGGCTATCTGGTAGAAGGCAACAATGCGTACTGGCTCAAGGTACATCTGGCCAACTGTGGTGACTTTAGTAAAATCAGCAAGCAATCTCTTGATGCACGAGCACAGTGGACCACCAGCAAGCACGATGAGCTTCTGGCTATTGCTCAGGACTACCAAGGCACCTTTGATCTGTGGTCAGCCGCAGACAAGCCCTTTGAGTATCTGGCGGCTGTGTTTGAGTATGCACGGTGGGTGGAGGAAGGTGATGCCTTCGTCAGCTATATACCTCTGTCACACGATGCCACCAACTCAGGCGTCCAGATATACTCAGGCTTAAACTTGAGTGAGACTGAAGGCGCTTTGGTTAACCTCACACCCTCACACGAGATGGCAGACATCTACCAGACTGTGGCTGACAAAGTAATCGAGGAACTGAATGCTTTGGATGATGCTGTGAGAGCCACAGTCTTCAGTAAGCGCACAGGCACAACAGTCGGTGATCTGGCAGACCGATGGATTAACTTTAAGATAGGCCGCAGCCACATGAAAAGGGCCACAATGTGCTATGGTTACTCAAGCAACAATGTGGGGATGCGTGGTCAATTCATGGAAGACCTAATGAAGCCTGAACAACTGAAGGTGACTTACGGTGAGATCGACAGACATCCTCTACAT